GCTAGACGTCACGGTCATCCTCTCACCTCGAAAGAACCCGTACATCTGCACCGTGTCCGTCGAATTCACGATGGTGGTGGTGCGAATGACGGTGTAGGGACCGACGTTCACTGGCAATGCGAGATGCTTGGGGATCGTAGCATCCATGGCCTGCATTGCTGAACGCACAGCCGACGAGGTGAGGCTTCCACCCCAAGGAGATGATGTCACAGCGGCGACTCCGTTTACTGGATATCGCGCGACACTCCGGGTCGCCTCACGCCGAGCAGATTTCAGCTGAGGCTTCCTGGTAAGTCGCATCTTGCGGTTGGTACGACGCTGCTTCATCGCGTGTCTTGCAAAGCTAGCACACTGTGGTTTGTGTGCGAGTGTCAGAAGTCTAACAGACGGACTCGTGACAGCCAATTATCAGCTCTTTGGTGCACTCGTCCTGACACGACGAGCTTACCGCGACAACAAATCGCTATAGTACGCGGCATAGCCGCCTTCCCAAAATGGGGCATCCCTCAACGGGGCAAAATGGGGTCCTTGGGTCCCCTCCCCTTAGTCAGCAAAATGCTGACTCCCGGTTCCCGTAGTCATCTTGTGCAATGCGCCATCAACCAGTGCTTTCCCAGTATCGTTACCTTTTCCGGCACTGACCTAAGGTCAACCGCAGTGGGCTGCGGCCTTCCGGCCCACAAGTGGCACTGCAATGCACGCCTAAAGTCGGCTAACTCACCTGCCCCCGGTATTGGTCAGTGGCGTACAGCCTTCACGTTCCACTCTCACGCTCTAAGCGGGATGTCATCCCCGCAGGAAGGGTAAGAGGAGGGGGGGTCTAGTTGCTTAGATCACGGGTGTGGGCTCCCGCCGCGGGTGAGCGACCCGCACCCCCCTCGGGATCGGCCCATGTAGGGCCGCCGTCTATGCGAACATGCGCCGAGGCAGGTTCTGTAATACAACATCACCTGCATCAGGCCCCAGAGTGTCGAGTCCCATGAAGTAGGCCTCCTGGTCTCTACTCAACCCGCCGCAAGCATGTCCCACAATCTTGCGGCATGGTTCCCAACGACTCAAGGGGTCTTCCCAACCAGGCTCCCGGCGCGCCAGAAGCTCCTCGAACTCCACCTCCCTGTCCTCCTGGTAATCTCCATAGATCTTGTACTGCCATTCCTTGTCGAGCACACCTACGGTCGTGCGGCTCTGTTGCTTCCAATGCCTTGCGATGGCAGCATAATAGTTCGCCAGCGGAGGATAGTTCTGGTGGAGGTTGCTGCGTGCCGCGAAAGCCAGAGCGTTGTCAACTGCGGTCCCCTCCGACAATGTCCACGAAGCGCTCGCAAGGTTGCGGGCCACCTCGGGCAGACAGACGTCGGCCAACGCTCCGGTCTCGTCACACCAAGTCGTGACTCCGACAAACGTGAGAACGTCATTGGGATTGACCATCTTGATCTTCATGTCAAAACCTAGAGACTTCCAGTCGCGCTCCAAGTTGGGGCGCGTAGCCATAGGATGGTCGGTCTTGATGACGCTGTCGTCGCCCTCGAACACGAAGCGGAATGTCACCCAAACCTTGCCACTCAAGCGTGCCGCAGGACAAGAAGGCTTCGGCACCCTCGCTTCGTAGAAAGCCTTGTTCGGGTTCTCCACAACTTCATTCGGATTGGCGACCAACAGGCTCGTCCAAATGACGAAGTTCACGATCCAGTTCAGCGCGGAAGTTCCTCTGTCTCCCGAGGCGCGAAAGGCATTCAACACGACGCTCGCGAAGGATTTCCTCTTGTTGTAGCGGACCTTCCGCTTGTTCTGCGCACGCTCCGCAAGTCCTGCATGTGCCCACTCCCCGAGCGAGTCACATGCGTCGCCTGTCCCAAACATGATCTTGCAGATGTGCTGAAGAATCCTGTCCTCGATGTGGTGTCGCAGCTTCGGAGAGACTGTCATGTCGTAGCGCTTCCCGTCTCCCTCGATGAGCTGGCCCTTCACCTGGTTCAGCATGTGCCAGGCTTGCCTCACAGCCGTCATCTTCCCACGGTGCTTGATGGACTGGGCGCCAAAGTGTTGGAACAAAAGGGACTCGAAGCAGCTCACCACTGCCAAACTGCACAACTGTCCCCTGGTTCCGGCGTCCAACACCAACCGCGGGGGCTTTCCCTTCTTGGGGAGCACCTCCGCCTTGATCTTGGCTGCGTAAGTGAGTGTCATCTCGCCAACGCCTTCATCCAGCAACTCCTGGATCGCGCGTTCCATGCGCTCCGTGGTCCACTTCTTTGAGCGCAAATCCACGAAGTTCGGATGCTGGTCCATCCACAACTCGATCCGGCGACGACTGAACACAGTGGCAATCAATGAGTCCCTTGTCCTCGCCATCTGTCGCCAAAGAAACTTCGCACGAGGTGTGGACAAATCCGGCGGCGTCACCTGTCCTACAAGACGGCCTCGAAGAGCGGCTTGCAGGTTGTTGGTGTGCTCAATGAACCACTCCATCTCACGCAGTGCGGGGCCAATCTGCCGAGCAACACGCTCCTCGACAGTCTCGGTGGGCTCCGGTACACGCATTCGTGCCTCCGGCACATTCGGTGGCGTCGAATCAGGCGCACATGTCCCCTGCAGGGTGGCGTCTCCTGAATCGAAGGCCTGGTCCGCGCTCTGAGACGCAGTCCGCTCGGTACCTGCCGGAGGGTCGCCTCCTGGCGTCGAGGCCGAAGGGCCGGCCTGCGACGCGGGCGTTCC